TCTTGAACTCTGACAACTGTTTCATACTCTATCCACCTTACGTAGTGCCAGTGGCTCCGCTGGGACCTTCAACGGAGTAGAATTCCATGGGCATGACAGACTGTGCCTCAATGGAGACGTGACCAGTAAGCTCAAGCGCGATCTGCCCCTTTCCGTTCTTCGTGGTCTGCAGGGAGAAGCCGCCAGTAGACAGCGCATTCTTCAGGCACACAGCCACAAGTCCGCCATCAGCTCTGTCGCCAACCCACCAGATGTCGGCAAAATCGCTCTGTTCCAGATCCCTGCGCGGAGTGATTTTTGAGGTAGCCGCAGTAATGTCAGCCGCACCAAGCGCCATCTTGATAACCTCAGGACTCGTCCCAAGACAAGTAGTGCTGATCTTGCATTCCCAACCATCAAGGTGCTTCAGTTCTTTCATGTTGTTCGGGCAGTTGTCTACATCTTCGCCATAGTCTGAATATGTAGGCACACAGGATACCTGAATGCCACCAGTGGTAGCACAGATGATGTTTGCATCGGTCACAGCAGGCTGTGACGGATCAAAAGTTTTTAACAGGACGCCAGCTTCAGTCTGAAGCTCATCGAAAGTGTCCTCAGGAATAACATTAAATCTTGCCATTTCTTCTCCTTTGTTTTAATATGCCGAGAAAAACTCTACGGTGATATTCAGGTAAACCCGCCTTACCATATCATCTTCGTCAACCATGCGCTGGGCAAAAGGGATTCCCTTTGTGATAAAAACCCTTCCGTCATCAAACTTAATGGCAGAAGGATGCATGTTTTTAATTGCAATCGCAATCTCTTTCGCCTTCTGATCAATTCTGGTCCAAGAAGTGCTTCTGTCCCATAACGATGCCCACATCGCTATAGGATTGCCCAGCTCATCATTTGCCATGTTATACGTTATGCGAGGATAGCCAGCATCGTCAGGAACGGTACTTTCATCGTAAGCTTTCCAGCCGAACCCAGACCAAAAAGCGTGAATCGTCTCTACTTTATCCATTCGGTAAGCTCCATTCCTCTGCGGTAACTACACGCATATCGAGCGTGGCGCTCTGCGGAGTAAACTTGTCATCCCCATCAGATGTCACACGGAAGATCTTCCCGTCAGAAACTCGGCGGAATACATCGTGATACTCGAGCGTCAAGGAGCGTGGAGTGGTAACAGTATATAGGCTTGTCACCCCTTGCTTGTCTGCGACCCGCGCCTCAAGCGAGGTGTCAAATGTGATAGCCGCCTTAAATACTGCGCCATCAACCCAAGTAACGATGTATCCGCCGCGTCCATCTTCGGCTGTTTGCTTGTTTAACAGGACGCAATCACTCATTGCCTCAAGCAGTAAACTCATAGGACAGAAATCCTCCTGTAAGCATTCAGCCGCGTAGAAAACTGATCAATCCATGTAATGCTTCCGCCGCTCTTTCCCGTACTCTTGCTGTAAGAATACCCTGCAAAACTCTCTGATGTGTATGGACTGGCAAGCACACTTGCGTTCGCATTTACCCAGTCCTCGATCTCTGCGGCAAGCTCAACAAACGATCTCGGCACGCTCATTGCCCATACGCTTCCGTTGAAATTCTCATCGGTAAGCGTGTCCACTCCATACTGATGAACTCCATCATTCAGCGCAGATCCTACTATTCGGTAATACTGACCATCGCGGAGGAAATCAACATTGACAGAGCCGCTGGCAATTTCGAACTGACCGCTATGAATATCTTCTTCTCGGTGAGCAAGAAAATAGTTTCTGCATTCCGCGCAAAGCTCAGTTAACATTGACTCCCTCCTCAAACATTCTGTACGTACCTGAACAGATGACCGCACCCAACCCTCGTATCTGTATAGATAGGGATCTTTGCCTTTTTGCACAACTCGCAGAAATAAAGATCCTCGCCCAACATGCGTCCGCTTTTATAATGCACCCAGTCATACCACGGATATTTCAGTCGCCTAAAAACATCCGTTTTGATAAACGCGCATCCCATTCCGCCGCCATGAACTTGTATCTTGTGCATTCCTGCTTCACGCATTTTCTGCATCTCATCGGCTGTGTACTCCGACTCGAGCGGATAGTTGAAATAGCGCTCTCCGTTCCTGTCAAACAGCCTGCAGATATTCGTGTTGCCGTGAAAAAGATTGTCCGCGCCTCTATGCGCATAAGCCCCTATGCACACTTCTTTGAGGTCATCAGTCAAGTTTATCAGGGCATCCTTCGGCAATACCACATCGTTGTCGACCATCAATACGTAGTCAAAATTTCTATCAAGGGCAATCTGCGCGATTTTATTCCTTGCGGTCGCGCAGTCATACCCCCTGACGAATTCAAACTCCGTTTCATTCCCAGCCTTGTCCAAATCCCAAATGGATTTGTACGTGTCTGGGTAGATATTCTCAAACGTAGGTACTGCTATCAGGATTTTCATTACGTAGTTGCGCCAGTCGCGCCGTCAGCGCCTTCACCAAACTCAACGATTGCTTCACCATCGGCATATTCCATCCACAGGGTCATGCCCATCAGGGCAAAGGACTCGCCAACAGCCGTGCTGTAGTTGCCATTCGCATGGAAGCCGATCAGGTTGGTCTCGCCTTCGACAGTGTAGTTCAGACCGAGCTGGGCGAACTCGCTGTCACCGGGATCGATGTAATACAGGACAAGGTTATCCGCAGGGATAGCGATAACGGTGCCAGCCTCGATCTCGCTGGACACGATTACAGTCTGAGCGCCAAGGAAATTCTTCACATAGTCCAGACCAAACAGTGTCTGCAGAGAAACCTCAGCCGCGCCAAGATAGGTATACAGATCCATCGTGTTAATGAATACAACAACGTTGGTCACATTGCGATGCATCCTTTTGAACTTGTCGCGGACAAGCCCGATAGCCAGAGACACAGCCATCTGCAGAGTCTCAGGAGTCGTGGTAGGAGCAAGCGCGGAAGAGTTCGTAGTCAGGGTGTCATAGAAATCATCCATGACAACGCCCTGCAGTTCATTCAGGAACGCCTCATCAGATTTCTGCACAGCGATAGCCGCGCCATACTTGTTCACATCCTCAATCGGGACAGCCTTCGCATACTTCTTCAGATCCAGATCCGCATAGGAGACCTGTGCGATAGTAGCCTTGCTGTAAGGAATTACTTTGCCGGGACCGACATCGCCGTCCTCAAGAGCAACAGACGAGGTGTAGCTGATCAGACGAGAACCGGGCGCTTTGCGGATAGGGCGCATAATGCCAAGAACTTCTCTCAGCGCTTCCCAGTTCAGACCGAAGCGGGTAACGAAATCCAGCTCTCTCGCGGTGATGTTGGTATACACATTCGGCAGGCTATCACGAGGATTCGTGAAGCTTTCAACATTGGTAACAGCCATTTTAGTTTCCATTTCCTTTCGTCAAATATTCTACCCATGCCTTCTGGCGTTCAGTAGTATCCTTGATCGCCATGATGTCTTTTTTGGTCATGGGCGTTGCACCGCTCGAACCGGGTGGCGTTGCGGTGTCCGCACCCTTCTTGCCGATCTTTGCAACCAGCCCAGAATAAGTGCCTTTTACAAGGTCATCAAGGATCTTCGTATCTTTAATCTTTCCGTCTGCGACCTCAAGCTGTGCCATCTCAGCGGTTACTCCGCGCATAGCAATATCAAGGTTCGCACCAGTGATGCCCTTGTTTTCAAAGAACTCCCGAACAACTTTTTCTTTCGCCGCTCTGGATTCCTTCTCCTCGATAGACTTTTTGTACGCCTCAAAGTCTGAATGTTCCTTTTCAAACTTCGCCTTGTAATCTTCCCTCTTCAGTCCATCAAGCTCCGCTTTAGCCTCGGCGTATTTTCCAGCATCTTCTTCATAGATTTTCAGCTGGTCTTTCAGCCCATTCACAACTTCGATGTGAGCATCAATGATCTGATCAACTGCTTTTTCTTCTACGCCAAGAGCTTCAAGCATTTTTCTCGTTAATGCCATTGTGCAATCTCCTTTTCCTCGGTCACGGTTCTTCGTGATTAGACCTAACCATAGCGTACACTCTTTCTATGGAATTGTCAATAGTTTTTATGCGTTTTCCATGGACTCTTTCAAGAGTGCTTTGTATTGCGCTATATATTGCCCATCGCTTGCCGCTGGGCGCAAGAACGGGCGTGGATTCATGCGCGATGTGCCCAGCTCTACAAAAGGCGCATATTTGATATTCGTTCCGATGTATGCGGAGTCATCATCCTCGGCATGAGAAATGCTGTTCCGCAAATTGCCAGTTCGATGGTAAGACGGACTGGGCGGAGTATCGTATACCTTCTTCGTAATCTCCTTTTTAGCGTTCGCTTCTGCCGCCGCGCCTATAGACGCAAGTGCGCGCTTTTTCGCCATCCACAGCGCAATCCCCACCTTGTCGGAATGGTCAAGGATCTCTATTGTGCTTGACCCAATTTTTTGCTTACTCATTTCTGCTCCTTCCGATAATCACAGAAGCCATCATTTCTGAGCACCCTGAGCGGCTTGTGCGCAGGATACGGATACATGATGCAGGATCCAGAATCGTAACTGCTTCCCATCTCAGACCCATCATTGTTGAACTTGCAATCCTTGCATTGTGCGCACTTGTTCAGCGCGGAGTTGTTTGTCAAGATCTCGCCTTCGTGTAACATGAATCACCTCTGTTGCTTTCCCTGCCCGATCACTTCCAGATCGATGTAAATTGTGTCGTACTTGCTTTCGCGAGTAACCTTCGAAATGCGGAACTCAGTCCCTTGCTGAAAGATGCTTTCGAACTCATGTCCGAACGAATCCTGTGAGGTTTTGCCGTCCCAAGATCTGCCGCTACCATTGCCGTAATAAGAAATGGGTTCCACATACATTACCTTCGTTCCCTTTGGCGCATATATGTTGAACACAATATCTCCGCCGAACCCCTCTCCCTTTGCAGATGTTGTTGACATGAATCCGTATTCCGTTACTGTCTTTCCGATCAGATTCTTCTTCAGCTCCTCTTCAGTGCCAGCAAGAACCGACTGTGTTGTCTGCAGGAACTTCTCCATGCCACCCATTCCGCATCCGCGCTGATACCATGTGTCCTTCTGTAATACGCTCTTGTCGATAATATCCGTCATGGCGTTTATCTGTTCGCGGACCTTGCCTTTGCCGAACTTGTATTCGCCTATCTCGTCGAACTTGATATTGCCAACGCCAAGATACTTCGATGTGCCATACTCAATGCCTCTCAGCGGCTCATTGAATTTACTGTAACTGATCGTATACTCATATATAGCATCCTTCTGCTTTTCTGTTGCGTTACGCCACACTTCGCCAGCCTGCGCCCTGAACTCTTTGTCAGCCGCCTTCTTCCAGCCATTTGCACGAGTAAACCAGTTTGCCGCATCCTTCCGCGCCTGAGAATATGCGTCAGGACCAAACGGAGTCCAAGGATCTGCCCCACCATCAAGTTCGCGCATCTTCTGCATGAGCGCTTCGAGCGTGTCCTTCTGCTCCCAATACGCCTTCCCGTTTGCCGCAAACTCAAGGGTAGCATCCCTGAGCGTCCTGAACTTATTGTATTCATCAGATCCCTGCGGGTATCTCGACATCTGCCGTTCAAAATAGTCTATTTTGGACTGGACACTTAATTCCTTGTCTCGATAATCCTCAAGCGTTACAGGGTCTTTCCAGATCCCTTCATACTTCCATTCCTGCTCATTGTCCTTGAAATGCTCCAGATCCTCGCGCACATCAAAGATCTCGTTCCCGACAGCTACCTTGTTCTCTCGGTCAATCCTCGCACGAGAATAGTTCTTGTGTTTGAACCCCTTGATGTTTGCGATCATAGTGCATCGGCAATTATACACTTCTTCTGGATCACCTTCTGTATCACCGGGGTACTCCAGCCCGTTTGAAAAATGCTCATCGCACCTCACAACTTCTCCGTCTACGCCGAACGGCGGTCCTTTGTGGCTATCTCTTGTCTTGCCATCATGAGAAGCCAGCCATTCCTTGTACACATCGACACCGTCCTCGTCAAGCTTTGTGTAGCTATTCTGCCTGCCGCGATTCTGCGCGGAATTGATAGCTGTCCTTGCGTTCGTGAGCCACCCTCGTTCGTTTTTCCCGAAAACGTTCTCTAACCTTTTCGCAACTTCTTTTGCGCTTTCTCCCTGCAGAACTCCCTGCAAAAGCTCCGAGTTTAACAGCTTCGTATTCCATCGGACATCCCTCTTCCCGTTCACATAAATGTATGGCAGAAAAGAGCTGTTTGTCCTTGCGAGGATTCGAACGGTGCTTCGATCAACAAGGTTGAACGAGATCCCCTTCAGCGGCTCAGATCCGATCTCGTTATAACCAGCCCTGTATGCTTCTGGCAGGAGGTTATTCACATAAGCCAGCGCAGTCTTGTTTGTGTTTAACAGATTCTCGGACATCTGCGCAACAAGTTCTTTGCAGGACTTTGCTCCCATGAGCTTTCCTGTACGCCATTTGTTATACGCTTCATCGGTCATCTTGCCTGCGGCAACGAGCGCTTCCTTCTCAGTGTTCTGCGCATCGAACCGTTTCATGTACTTTTCCAGCTTTTCCTGCGCTTCCTTCTCTGCACGGGCGTAAATGCCATCAAGCTTTTTCTTCATGTCCTGAAATGGCTTGTCCTCAAACGCCTGCGTTGCCTTAGCCATATATTACACCGCCTCTTCTTCTGCCGCCGCTTCTTCTTCTGAATCTCCAGAATCTTCCGACCCAGATCCGAAAGTCATGCGCTCATTGTTCTCCATGTCCATTTCCTTGATGATTTCATCGGCTTTGTCAATGTCACCAAAGATCTCAAGAATCTTCTTCGTGACATAATCGTCTGGCAGATTCTGCGCCGCCATTAACAGCGTCTGGATCATCTCCTGCTGATTAACGATCATGCTTCGCGTATACGTAGGTTCATCATCGATCCCGATCAGCGCCAAAATGTTCTCTACGAAATCGGTCACCTGAGTCTCAAAGAGATCCGCCTTCGCGTTCAGCGGTTCATACGCCGCCTTGATCTGCGTTGCAGTAGCCGCGCCTCCAGATATTTCTTTCACATCCAGCGCCATGAAATCATCGAACAGTTGTCTTCTCAGCCTATCAAGCGCCACCTCGTTCGCCTCAAATGGCGCTTCGATTGAGTGCGCATCAACATCCGCGCCCTGATCCCCATCGGCGTGTGCCACATGCATTGTTTTCAGCCTCTGCACGAACTTCACATCGTCCATGTCATCCATACCGTTGGCATTCTTGATGATCCAGTAGATCAGGTTCCCGTCATCTACATTGTTTACCAGTGCGGAAGCCATGAGATCATACGCATCGAGTGTTTCCCTTGCCCCGATCAGCTCCGACTGCTTGTTTGTATTGAACAGCGGAACAATCGGAAATGCCTCATAGTTTCCGCCATTGTAGATCTTCTCTCCGCCAGCTTCGGACTGCGCCACTATCTGGATGTAATCGCGTTTCTCCTGCAGGACACTTATGCCCTCTCCCTTGCGGCGGATATACTCCGTAAACCCATCCTCTTCATACAGCGTAGCCCTGAGCGGTTTATCATCCGCCACTTGCCAAAATCTCACACCAGCCCTGAGCGCACCATTCTCCTCATCGTAGATCGGCGCAAACGCAGGCTCTCCTCCTGCATCGCTCACGCCGAACACATCCAAGTGATCCACATTCCAGAAGCCAAAAGCGACACCAGCGTTCAGCGCCTTCACAGCCGCGTTCTGCACTTCCTTGTCAAACTTCTTCCCCAGCTTATCTGAGGTGCTTTGTTCCCCGAACGAGATCCCATTCCCCAGCAGGAACTGCACAAGCTGGGTAATGAAATAAAAGTAGAACCTGCACGGGATCTTATTGTTCGCGGAAACAGGATCTGGGATTGCCTGCCCAAGCAGATCATACATAATTTTCTGAGCACGCATGATCGTAGGATTGAGATGCCTGTAATACATGTCCGCATCGCATGCGATCCTGTACAACGCACTGTTCTTATGATCCGCGATTACCTTCAGCACAAAGTCCATGCGTTCCTTCTCATCGTTGCCCAGCTCCATCAAGTCTTGATATGTTTTCATCTCTCCTCCTTACCAAATAGACTTGTATGCGGTCTTGCCTACTTTGTACCGCAGTACAGTGTTTGCGAAATACCTTATGTCATCCATTGCGTGATCATTCTCTTTCACCACTTTGTCACCATCCGTGCTTTTATCATCCCATTTGTAAAGCCCGAACTCCAAAATGGACGCCTTGCAATTCCTGCAGATCTTTATATTCCCGTGAGACAAATATACCGCCACTCTGCGGATTCCGTCAAGGACTTCATTATTCCCTTGTACTACCTTATATCCACGCTTTCGTAATGACGCTATAAACGATGCGGCTGAAGGGTCTACCACCACTTGCTTTACAGGTAGCCCATCTATCAGCTTCTCCACCTCATCACAGTATTCCTCGTCAGTCTTCTGCTGATTCAGCCTCCTGCCATCCCAGTAAAACTCCCTGATCCTTACCGTTTTGTCACCCTGCACTACCCACAGCCCTGCAGAGAACGGGTTCATCGTGCCATAGTCTATGCTCACATAGTAATCATGCGGCAAGTTCGGATTTAGCCCTGCTTCATCTGCGGAGTTAACCAGATACTCATCTGTAAAGTTGTATACCAGCCCTTCTGCCAGAACCCATTCCCCAAGGATGTATCTCTGATACGCGTTCGGCACAGACGCATATTCTCGCTCCAGTTCATCTATGTATTCAGGCTCAAGGAATGTATTGTCGCGGATCAGGAACTTCGTGACAGACTTATTGATCTCATTGTTCTGGATGATGTCCGTGTACACATAATTCGTAGGCGCATCAGGGTTCGTTGTGGCGAACAGCTTCGCTCCCTTATAGGAAAGTCTGGACAGCGCCATGTAATAGAATCCTCGCGGAATCAGCGTCAGCTCGTCAAAGTACGCGCCAGCCAGCGTCATGCCTCGGATCTTATTCTCGGACATCTCATTGTCCGCGCCCTCAAGCCAGATCCTATGCCCATACAAGGTGGCTGATTTGGATGTAGGGCGGAAGGTGAAACTCGGCTCAAGCTCCTGCAGGAGGTTCAGACAATTTCGCTTCAGAGTGGTAAGCGTTTTCCCCACCATCAAAAACTCCGCATCCTTCGGCATGGAAGCCACAAACAAAGCCCACATCACCAAGCTGATCCATGTCTTTCCAGAACGCACTGAACCCTCCAGCAGATTGACTCGTGCTGGCTGGCTCAATAAGAATTCTTTTTGCTTTTCGCTTACATTGACCATTTAGTGTAGGATAATCCTCCAAAAATGTAGGATCAGTGTAGGATAGAAATTTTATCCTACATCTACTTTTGTAAAACAACTCTGTAAATTCGTTTACTTTTTTGTTTACATTCTTTTATATTCATTTACTATCTTTTACTCGATGTAGGAAGTGTAGGATAAATGAATATAAAAAGCAAATATTTTTTCGTCTTATAAAAGTAATAAAATATAGGAAAATGTAGGATCGCTCCTACACTTCCTCGTTTTTATTCAGGATCTGCCGCGCAATCTGTTCAATAGCGGACTCGGTAGCAGGCGCGGAAACCTCTACCTGATCGCGCTGTCCCAGATACTGCTTGCCAAGCCAGATAGCCATTGTAGTGTTATGCTCAGCGATCCTAAACTGCCATCTGCGCAAGCTGATTTTTCCGCCTACTGAGTATCTTTTATAGACCTCCGCAAAAGTGGCATCGTACTCACGCTTCGCCCATCTTTCGATTGTATCCTCAGAACACTTGAAAAAGTCCGCGATCTCGCTTAGCGTACACTGAAGGTAGCACAGCTTCTCGAACGCCTCTGCATTGATCTCGGTTTTTGGTCTGCCAGTTTTCGCCATGATCATGTCCTCCTGTAGATAACCGCCTTGCTGTAGCCGTTAACTCCTTTTGTCATCATATCAAGGAAATCATCGCGAGTAAAGCCAGACAGTCTGAAAATTTCTTCAGGTTGCATACCGAGCTGTTTGCTGATTTCAGGAATTGTCTTGCCTTCATCCAATAGCCCCTTGACGATCTTCTTCATCGGATCAAGCAAGTGCACGCCTCTCGCCCTATTGTGGGTAATCGTTCCATAAATATCTGCGTCATGATCCGCGCCATGATCCACGATCACCACAGGCACCTTGCCGCCCAGCATGCTCTTCAGCGGCTCTCGTCCAGCGACAGTCCAACGGTGGAATCCATCGATGATCGTATAATCTGGTCTGCACACAATCGGTAGCGTCCAGCCATTTGTCAGGATGGACTGCACGAGGAGCTTCAAGTTCTCCTCCGATACCTTGTTCGGGTTGTAGTCATTCGCCTTCAGCTTATCCCTGTCCACCCACTGCAGTGTAGACAGCGGAGCGAATACGTTATTTGTTTCCATTCTTTGCGATCTCCTTTGCATAGTCTGTAAATACCGAGATGATCAGGGAACGCCTGTCTCTGCCCTTCGGATCTCCATACAGAATAGACTCATACATCTTCTTGTAATGCTTCTGCCTCGCCTTGCCGTCTATGCGCACAAACAAGCTCCGCCAGTCGCCCAGCCTCGCAAGCGTATCGTGATTGATATTATACTTGTCCGTGTTCCGATACAGCAGATCGAGGCACTTGTCCCTGTAATCCACGTTTGCATCAGCAACGCCTTCCTCCAGATCCTTGCGCTTCTTCGAGCTTCGTGCGAACATCTCCGACTCCCAGTACAACAGCACGAGATATGCATTCGGCATACGCTTCTCGATCTTGTTCCACAGGTCTGGCTGAACCTCAGCGATCCATCTCAGTCCCTGCGTAGTCTTGTCCCCGAAAAACGCAGACAGGCGCAGATTCCGCTTCTGCACGCCTGCCTCATATAAATGCATGTAGATCTCAGGGAACTCCAGCTTGCGCTCCTTGATGTACATCCACACATCGTTATCCGTCCAATCATATATCGGGTAGAACCGATGCGTATTGTCCTTTTTGAGATCCATGACGGCAATGGTCTGCAGGCGCGTATACGCCTCCGCAGTACGGAGTCCCACAAGGCTCAGCCCATCTCGGCATCTGCGCTCAAGGAATGTCTGGTAGTTCATCTCGCCTGCGTACTTCAAGATATTGCTCTTCCTGATAGCGAACGGCGGAGGCTGTCGCATCCAGACATCCTCCTTACCGGGTTCCCATGTAATCCAGCTCTCCGAGGCAGACAGCGAGTCCAGAGTACATACCTGTTTGAACGGCAGGCAGTACCACTCGAACGGCACACCGATCTTCATGAACTTCTCGCGCCAGTTCAGCGCATTCTTCTCCATGGACGGGTAGATACCCTCCTCATCGATGAACGTAACAGTTAGCTTCTGCTTATCGATCTGCCCTGCCATGATCATGTCATAGATCAGGCTGGTAAGACATAACGAGTCCTTACCACCAGAGAAAGACAGATAGATCTTCGGATACGTATCCCACGCATTCTTGATCCTCTGCCTTGCCGCTGTCACAACATCAATGTCGCTGACGATCTTTTTTATAGCCATATCTTCTCACCGCAATGCGGACAAGTGATATACTTCCGCTCCTCTGGCGGTGCGACAAAAGCTCCTCCTTCGCTCCGCACAGGCGGTGCATACACTTGTTCCTGCCCTGTTTCGTGCTGATACTTCGGCGCATCGGCAACAGGAGTTGTTGCCACTTCAGGCGTAGCCGTACCATACTCAGTTACCTGAATCGTAGCCTCCTGCGGCGTAGCAATGATCGCCTCCAGCAACTCAGCGTCATAACCCGGTATGTCAAAGTCTCCGCCAAGATCCAGCAGGATGCTGTCCAATACCCCCACATCGGTAAAGCCCATCTCGTAGACCTTGTTATCCGCCAGCATGAGCTTCTTCTTCTCGGCGGCGGTAAGCCCAGATACGATGCACACATCCGCCTGATCCCAGCCCATCGCCTTCATCGCGTCATACATCCCGTTGCCCACAAGGATCTCGCCGTCCTCGGTAACAACCATCGGGCGGATCTGCCCGAACATCTCCAGCGACCGCATGTACTCCTTGAGCTGTTTGTCGGAATGTCTGCGGATATTTACCTTTGTCTTATGCAGTTCATCAAGTCTTTTTTGTACTACCAGCATGTTTTTTCATCTCCTTTGCGCTTTTTCAAGCATTTTGTTTCGTCTGAACTTCTGTACGCATCGTTGCACGATTTCCTCATTCTTATCCAGATGCACCCAAAACATTGAGCGCACTTTGTCGACCTCAAACTCATATGTGTCAAACTGCCTCAGATCAAGATCCTTGCCTTGCCAACAGTCAGAGTTCGGAGTGATGTTGTGATGCGTAGGCATCGCAGATCGTATCTGTCTGGCAAAAATGAGGTTCGGAATCGGCATCATGACCCGTATATTGTTCAGCAGGCAATACATCTTTTTCGCCGTATCATCGTGATTCCATTTCGGATACTTATGTGCGAATTCCTTTTCGTAAAATTCCAAATACGGTCTTATGTGCTGGACAGGCATCACAAGCCCGATCCCCTTGCAATTCTTGTTGAACAACTCCAGATACGGAGTGCTTGCAGGCTTATCCTTAAGGGAATGCGTTTCGTCAGAAAAGAAAGTCCAGAACGCATCAGGGAAATGCTCAACGCACTGTTGTACGATCCCCTTAAAGTTGTTCACAACTATCGCATCATCATCAAGCAGACACACATGCGTATATCCCTGATCAAGCACTTCTTCAATCGTTCTGTTTTTATTCCATTGAGATCCCCTAAGCGCCTCGTCCCACATTATGCTTGATCGCGGCTCATCAATAGAATCGCACAACGCTATGGCATATTTTTCCCTGCTTCGGACAGCGGTTATTCTATACGCGATTTTAACCATCGTTCGATATGCTCCTTTGCTCCCTGAATGTTGTACTGCATCGCTTTTTCGACAATGGACTTGTCGATGTTCCAAACATATTCCCAGCCTTCTGGGATGGTCTCTATGCCAACAGTGTCATTCCAGCAATGCGTTCCATTCACAAATCCGTTCGGATACCAATAGTTTGGGGCAAACTCATATCCCTTGTAATACACAAGCCCCAGAACAAGCTCATGCGTCCAGTCCGCTATCGGGCTGTATCGAACCATCCCTTTTTTGTTCGCTAAGAACTTATTTTTGCCAGTTACATTCCCGTCAATAGTCCGATGCCCCACAAGGATGAAATCCGTTTCAGGATGCAGATCGAACCATTTTTGGAACGTATATTGTGGACCGGTTCTCAACATCAGATCACCAGGTTCTCTGTCTTTGTGATTTGGGAACAACGCTTCTGGATGCGCGGCAAGGAAGTAATATGTTCTCAGAGTATCGATAATCTCACAGTTCTCTGGCATATTCTCCTTGCACCATTGTGCGAACGCAGGGAAATCAAGCTCGGATCTCCCAAAGAACGAAGCTTTGATCCCTGCCAGTTCGCACACATGCCTAAGAGCGGTAGCGTCTTTGCCACCGCTCCAGCCGTATGCAACCTTCTTGCCGCTCGTTACATGCAGGACATCGTTTACTGCCTTGTCAATAGCCGCGTCTACCTCATCCTCGGTCACAATCGATTCGATGTTCGCCAAGGCGTGAAGCCATTCGGAATTCTTACTCGTCTGTTTTCTGCCTATAACTTTCTTCATTCGCTATCTTATCTCCCATAAACATGCCCCTACAAGCGCGCGTAGCGCCCCGTATTTGCATTTTGCGGCAATCTTCGCATATTTTATCATAAATCCGACAAAATCGGCTTACGAGGCTTTTACGCGCTTTTCGCGCCAGTTCCAGCAAATAGCGAACAGAATGCCTGCCCCGACAAAATAGATCCTTATCGATGCCATAAGCGTCCACATGCCCATGACCCCCAGCGGAATGAGCACTGCCCACAGAGCGATCAGCAGGAAGTTAATTGCAAAGCCGATCTTTTTACCGAAAACGATGTAAATACTGTACATCGCGGAGGACAAGGTAGACGTACCGATAATGGTGATCAGGATCGCCTTCAGCATATTCAGAAGCGGTGAGAAATTCGTCCACGCAAGGAAGAATACAATCACCATGTACGCGCCGAACAGGAGTCCGCCATACGTAAATACCTTCTGGATATTCAGCACCTTCTTCGTTCCGTCTGCATTCTTATCGTTATAGTTCAGGATCTCGAAAAAGTAGGGATACGTGAATGGACCGGGTAGCAACAGAATCGCCTTCCAGATACCCTCCTTCATTGCAGGAGCGGTAGTGCCAAGCACGATGTCAGTACGCATGTTGCCTCGTGAATAGATAATCGCCGCGATGGTAACAACAACAGCAAGCGCATACACGATCAGCCAGCCGAATCCATCGGTAAGCACGTTCCGTATCATACCGAACTTGATCAGGATGATCAGGAACAGAATTGCTGTTGCGTATGCAACAATCTTACCGCCCGTCTCTCCTACCGCAGTATCCGCGAACACAGTGACTACGCCGTTCATGGACAGCCATGACTGGAACACGCACATAATGCCGCAGATAATCCCCATCACCTTCGAACAGAAAACCTCGCGCACCTTCGGAATCCTGATCGCAATGAGTCCGAACACAATGCAGGCAAGCACGTTGCCAGTGACCCAGATCAGGGAAGGAATCACGCCGAGCTTCTGCGTCATGGTAACTCCGTTCATCAGTGATCCGATCCCAGCCCACGTTGCGCACACACTCAGCGCGTAATACATCGTGGGGTTTTCCTGAAACCTTGTTTTGATGTTCATTTTTCCTCTTCTCCTTTTACTTGCAATGCCCCTACAAGGCTCACATTTGCCCCGTAAATCGATTCTGAGGCATCCTGCGATAATTCTATGGCGCACACAGCCTTACAGGAGCTACATTTGATTTCGAGTCGGACAGGAGCGTTGCCGCTCCCATCCTCAAGTTTGAACAGCTTATGTCCGCAGTTGCGGCACTTGATCCAGTTGTATTTCGTAATCATTTCGTGATAATCCCCTTCAGTTCATCCACATCCTTGTGCAGGATTCCAGTCGCGGAGAAGTAAACCACCTTCTCGCCCATGATGCTGGAAAGCATCTCAGAGATCTTGTTCGTATCGTTGATCTCGTATTTCATAGCGTGTCCGTATCCAGAGCGGTATTCCGCATACGGGCATCTGCTGTACCAGTCAAAGCCGATCACCCGGAAGAACCCAGTATGCGTAAGCGGAAAGCTGATCCGCTTCAGATCGAGTGGGGCGTTTGCCGCCTTCACCCTTACACATAGGATGTCTGCGGAATTGCTGGATGCATAAGACTGCATCGCGTAAAGGTTAAACCTGTATCCCTGCATTTCCAGTTCGATCAGTGCCGCCAGCATCTTCTGCCCTGCGCTGATGATGTCATCACTGCTCGTACTCCAGCTTGCCGTGCTGTCATAGCAGATGTTGATCACCTTCGTCTTGATAGGCTTGATCGTAGTATTCACCATGCAGTTCGGAACGCCCTGCATCGCCAGCGGAACAATCGGTTGAAATCCAACCACATCGTTCTTGAACGTGATCCGCTTGCCTTGCCCACTGAAGTGCGCCTTGAGGCTGTCCTTCATCTTGTCAACAGTGGGCTGATAACCAGTCCGCATGAGTTCCAACGCTTCATCGTAACTCTGAACTCCGCAGAAATCAGGATCTACCTTGTATCCGTTCCTGAAATCGTGGAAACTGCTGTTCGTTACCTCCCTGCGCTCAGAAAGCGCCACAACCTCGTTCGCATTCGAGAACACCTCGATGCATCCACTCATGTTTTTGTACTTGTATTTCTTCAGCTGACTCATTTCCTTGACCTCCTTTAGGGTTCTTTTCTGTAAACATTGTATCATGCGCTCATCGCGTTGTCAACAGTTTTTGTACATCAGTGGGTTTTCTTGTTCAGGATCTCCTTGAAAGCGGCGGAGTATTTACCGAAACCGCCTAGATCATTCACCATCACGCTCATGTCATCCTTGCCCAGCGACTTGATGAGGCAGGTATCCAGCACATCCTCTGCACTCATGCAGGAGGAAAGTTTTGCCATTCTGCTGATCGCGCGGTAGGAAACCACTGTCTGGATTCCAGCCTTCTGTACTGCGCGTCTGAACGCTCTGCAGAATCCGAGCAGTTCGTCATCACCGTTCGCGCAAGCTTCCTCGATGTTCTTATCGTAATCGATCTGAACCATCGCAAAGCGGTCAAGGCTTGCCGCGTCAAGCTGATTGCGTCCTACGTAGTTGTAATCAGCACCGCTTCCGTAGGTGTTGCCAGCGGCAATCACTCGGAAGTTCTCGTGGGCTTCCACATATCCTATCGGAGCAGGGAAGTCGAAATACCTGTTCGCAATCGCCGCGTTCAGGATGATCAGCACTTCAGGAATGGATGCGTCCATCTCATCCAGCATGAACACGCCGCCGTTTTTGAACGCCTTGTAGAACTGGCTCTCGTGGAAATTCCCGTTAGCATCGGTGAACCCAGTAAGCTTGTATTCCTGAGTAACAGCGTTGGTAAAGTAGAAGTTCAAACCAAGCGTCTCAGCGATCTGCTTGCAGATCACGTTCTTGCCAGATCCTGCAGGACCAGTGAGGAACACAGGCTCATTCGCCGCAACGAATTTCAGGACAGTTTCGAACTTGCTGTGCAGGACGCCCTTCAGCTCGGTTTTCTTCTCCCCGAACTGGAATTCGACCTTGCGAGTGATCGGTCCATAGTTCTCTGCAATGAACTTTCTGCAGTCATCCTGCAGGCTCTTGCTGACCGATTCCTTGATCTCGTCCAACTTCATCTGCGAGAGCATGTTCGTAACCACTCCGCCAAGGAAGTTGAGTGCGCTCGTCTCATTGGACTGAGCCTGTGCCTGAGCCTGCTGGACGGCTTCCTGCTTCTTCTGTTCTTCCTTCTTCTCGTGCGCCTGAGCAACAAACATGTTCATCGCATGGCAGAATCCGCGTTCGCCATTCTTCACCGCATCGCGGATGAAGTTTTTGATCTCAAACACGTCATCGTTCGCCGCGTCAAGCGCCTGACACGCCGCGATCTGATTCTTCTCGTTTGAGAACTTGAAAACCATTCCAGTCTGAAAGTTGAAATAGCGGATGATGATGTTAACCTTTTCTCTGCGTTCGTTTGTCATTTCCATGGGTTCTAAGACCTCCTTTGTTTTATTCTGTCTACATTATAGCATGGTCTGCGCGGCTTGTCAACAGTTTTTTGACAAAAATTTACAAAAATTTTCAGGAGAACATGTCCGCCCTGTAATTCCTGCGCCTGAAAGACTTTTCTGCGGCATCGGAGAACCTGATGTTCTTATAAACAATGCCCGATGCTACCCTTCCCTTCTCAGGAACTTTCTTTGCGATCTCAGTAAAGAACTTCCTGCTTGTCATGACATATTCATTATTCGTGTTTGCCCACGCAGTATATACCGCATACAACTCATTCGCTGGTATGGACTCCTTCGTTGTGTAATCCACAACGATGCAGGACTCCATAAAACTGGCAAGCAGATCCATCTCCGCTTTGTATTCATCCGTGGACTTCCTGACGCTCTTAGGAGGCTCGATACCTTCCTTGTAATACATCATGCATCCGTCAACCGCCCACTTCATGATCTGCGGCATTTCCTCGCGGAACTTGTACTTCAACTGCTTGTCTGGCTTCTCGATGTTTACCTCAAACGGAATCAGCCTGATCCTGCGCCAGATGCCCACATCAGTGCCACGAATGACGGGTTTGTGGTTTGTCGCCACCCAGATCTTGAACTCTGGCGTGTACTCAAACTCGTCCCCAAACAAGAATCGGCATGTCACCTTTCCACCGCCAGTGAGCTGTTTGACAAGCCCTTCATTCAGTCTCACGCCTTCAGTGGGTTCTTCAGTGGTAACAAACCTTGCCGACTTCAGCCGCGCAATATCACTGTTCGCACCGCTTCCGCTGTCTCGCTTCATCATGATCGTTTCGGGCTGGGCATTGCTGGCGTAATCACCAAGCATATCCGCGATGGTCTCCACAAATGTGCTCTTGCCGTTGTTCCCGATGCCATACAGGAAGAAGGCACACTGTTCTTTTACCGAGCCTGTAAGCGAGTAGCCGATGCACTTCTGTAAATACCTCTCCAGCTCCTTATCACCATTTGTGATTTCCGACAAGAACTTCAGCCAGCGCTCAGGCTTCTTTCCGCTCTTGTTATCGTACTCACAATTGCAGATCTTCGACATCATAAAGTTCGGGTCATGAGGGATCAGCTCTCCGTTCCTCAGGTTCACAATCCCGTTCTGACAATTCAGGTAATCCGAATACGTATCAAGCTCATCGATCAGGACGGGTATACCATCCAGATGCTGTGCCTCAAGGATCATGTTGCACTTCCCTGCGGAATTCGCGGTCTTGTTGGCAAACCTGAGCTTTATCTCCTGCGCCTTCTCGTCCTCGGTGGCGAACGCCTCGCGCTTCAAATCATCCACAACAAGATCCGCCAGCTTTTTGATCTCACCAGTGTCATCAAACCGCCAAGCCTTGCCAGTCCAGTACATCCACTTCTTACGAGTGTATGAGAAACGGATGCTGTTTTTGTACTTATCTCTCAGCCGCTGAGCGTTCCCCGTGTCAGTCATGTCATACTGATTTCGCGGAATGTCCTTCCTGCCAGTACCGCCGTCCTTGAACATGCCTATGGCGAGTTTGGTATCATCCTCCGTCAGCTTCGGTTCGTAGACTTCTGTGCAATTCAGGCACGCCTTCTGGATAGTGATCTGTCCATAGGTCAGGCTTCCGCGCCGCTTGTCCCACTTATCACGGAAAAGCCCAGATGTGCGGAAGATCCTATCCATTTGTTCTTCATTCTTCTGTGTCCAGAACGCCAGATGATTGCAGAACGCCAGATCCGCTTCGGATTGACTCGAGTAAAGACCCTCCCATGCGCCTGAGTACAGGAGCTGGAACAGTGCGCCAGTCTTACAGTTTCGCGCCTTGTCGATAACATCCTGATCATCCAGATCAATTCGCTCTATCTGTTTCGGTGCCGCCTTCGGGATCTCAGAGGACAAATACTTGCTATGCAGGATCTTGATTGCCTCCGTGCAGTCGCGGATCTCAGAAAGTTCCTGATTGTAAAGCTTGCCAGTCATAATGAAATATCGGCGTTCCGAATACATTTCCACGTTGCCGCGCCTGCGTGCGCCTTCAGGGAGTTTTCCCCTGCAGATGATGTGCAGACCATTTCCGCTCTTGCTGTACTCCGTATAGCTGTGCAAGCTCTCTACAAATTCGTCCACAAAGTCCTGATTGTCAATACAATGATCTAAATCAACGCCAAAGTATGGCGGAGCAAACATAAAGCCCACGCCGTCAAAATTGTACCTCTTCACTGCCGAAACAGCGGTCTGGAAGTCCGACCAAGTGGATTGATTATTACTCTGCGCATTTCCGCCAGTGTATGGGTTCTTCGGCAATTTGTCGCCGCCCCAGCAGACCCATTGTTTTACTTTTTTGAGTTCTTCTGGTATGTTTTCGTACATTTTGTTTCTCCTCCTGAGCTTTGTGAGATGCTATCATTGTATCACAAAGCTGTATCTTGTGCAATATGGTATGAACACTTTTTGTATACACTTCTCCGTTTTCTTGCCCATCCGACAAGCATCCCGAAACAGTCTACATAATCGTACACATTGCCCATCTTTTTGCCCTTGAATTTGCGCGCCACCCGCCCTGAAGATTGAGTCACAGTCACTTCATCCTTCTTCGGAGTTGTCATGAACACATTGTCAAGGCATGGAATGTCAAGCCCCTCTTTAGCCAGAGCGTATGTAGCCACAATCACATCCGTCTGACCATTATTCATGCCGTCTATTGCCTCTGCTCGAGCCTTTTTATTCGCATTCCCGATCAGCAAGCTTGCGTTCGTTCCTTCCTCGGTAAGCCATTCATGCAGGAGGCGTGCGTGATCTACCCTCTCTGTAAGCACGAGGGATCTGCCGCCGATCCTTCGGATGTCCGAGATTATTTGCCTGTTCCGCATGGCATTGTTTGTGAGATCGGTTATCAACGCCGAGTAGATCAGTGTGCCATCCCCTTCGAGAACATAGTCAATATTCGGAACGTATCCAGTATCAAGGAAATGCACAGATACTGGACAGAGATTCGCCGCTACCTGTTCCCGTGTCACTTCGTATACCTTCGTGCCAAGCAATGCGAACATGCATCCGATCATACCGTCAGCACGGGTAGGCGTTGCCGTCAGCCCGAACTTGTATCTCGCTCTCAGCGCGGAGATCACCTTCCAAAACATCTGAACCTTAGCTGGGCTTCCGACACAGTGATGCGCCTCATCAACGATCACTGTGTCGAACGTGTTCTCTACAGTGCTCAGATCCATCTTATACATCGTCTGCACAGTGGCGAACGTAATCACCTTCCCGATGTCTACCTTGCCTGCCGTAATAGTGCCATAATCAGAAGCGGAAAGACCATATACGCTTCTGGCGCGATCCATGCTCTGATTCAGAAGTTCGCCAGTATGAGTCAGCCATAGCGCCCTTCCGCCGATGCGTGCCGCGATCTCCAGACCGATCTGAGTCTTTCCGCTTCCACAAGGCGCAACTATGATTCCGCTCTTTTCCTTACGAGCGGCTTTTAGTGCTTCTTCCTGATAATCATACGGAGTGATGTTGGATTTGTAATCGAACGGCTGAAACTCCCTGCTGACCTTATCGATGATCTTATCAAACAGGAACCTCCTATCCCTGATGTATGGCAACATGCCGAACGGGATGCCAACCTCATCTCCTCTCCGCCACATCAGGCAGATCGTACGCGGAGTGTTCCCAGTCCACAGCCCCATCCGTTCCTTCTTGATGTATTCAGGATTCGCAAACGTAAGAGCGTGCGCCAGCCTGCTTACCATATCCTTTGTGGGATTCCGTATAACGATTTCTTTTCCAACTTCGCAGATCACTTCTTCAATACCTCTTTCAGTTCTTCGATTGTTCCTGAGAAATAGTTCTTGCCATAAAAAGCGCTACCTTCAGCGATCTCTATGTCTACCATGCCGTCTCCGTGCATATAAACTATCACGGAACCCTTCCAGCTTTGTGCGCTTGCTCTTATCCCTGAAACTTGCGTGCCCTGCCTCGATGCGGCAGTTTGTCCAGATCCTGAAACTTGTCCAAAAAACGTGCTCATTTTCTCTCCTCCAGATCGTAACTTCGTTTGCCTCGTGTTTCATCCGCCAGAACCTTCGTATAAGGCAGATAGATGATTTTTCCGTCATGCAGGATCACGAACCCGCATGACAAGTTCTCTCCAGCTTTTGCGCGGATCATATCGAACGCCATGCGCTGATTTGTTTCTATGCGATCATATGAGAACCTCCTGCTCTTGCATGTCTTGCAGTCTATCGCAAGAACCTTGTCTCCCCTGATCGCTATCACATCAAACGGCTGTGCGCCGTAACTGTTCGGAGACAGGAAGTGAACCCACCATCCGTCTCGCGCCAGCCTGTCACACACCAGTTTTTCAAAACTGCTTCCGATCCTTTTATTACTCTCCATCAAAATCGGCAGAGGATAGTTAACTATCCCCTGCCGCCTCCTTTCGCTTGTCAGAACTCAAAAGGTACTTCGTCCTTCATACCTTCAGGAACTGGCATCCACTGATCCGTAGGGATCTCAGGCTTGCTTCCACCGAGTAAGGACTTGAACTCGGGAAGTTCTCGCTCAGCCGCAGATCCCTTCCGCAGATAGTAGTGCAGACGCGCCTTTCCATCGTCATCGTGCTTGATCTGTGCCGCACCAGCTTTGCCAGTGTATGACGCAAGGTCAAAGTTTCCATCCTCGATCCCGAACGCATCGAACAGCTGTGTCAATTTTCTGTTCGTGATCTCAGGACGATCAGGCAGGAACGGGATGAAGTCCCAGAGCAGACGATTCTGTCCGCTTACTTCCAGCTTGATCACAAGCATGTCATTCCCTGCGTTTGAAACTGCCTTCTCAGCAGAATCGATTTTCACGCGGTATCTCCCTGCAGGAATCTCGTCAAACGCTTTTTCTTCTCTCTTAAAAACCCAAGGCATGTTATTCATCCTCCTCTACTGATTCTGATTCTTTCACACATTCCAGTTCTACCTTGACACTCTTCGGTTCATCCAGCCCCGCAAAAAACACTTCCAAAAACGCATGCAGGTCATCGAGCGTTGCGAACTCGAATCTGAGTGTGATGTAAGACTTCGAAATCATGACAGTCCACTTCATTCTTTTGTTCCTCCCTGTTTGAATTCTTCTACTTTGCAGACCTTTCGGTCATCGATCTGATTCTTTGCGTACATGTTCTGAGTTGCCTCCATGAGCAAGCCGCGTTCACCATCCTTGTTCACAAGGATCTTCGCCACCAAGTCGCACAATCCGCAGATGTTGTCCACGATCTTCGCGCTGATCTTCGGATATAAGCGGCTGTAACTGCTCCCGTCTGGATTCTGGAACTGCTCTACAGTCTCCCAAGCCGTCCAGAAAATGTTCTTACCCCAGCGCTTCATGTATCTCAGGCTGTTTACGAGCTTGAACTGCATTACCTGATAATCTCCCTGAGCAGGAACGCCCCTGTTCTTGCCCTTCGCGCCGAGTGATGACAGAATGCATCGCTCCAGCTCAGAGATGTTATCCACGCAGATGTTCTCGTAATCCAGCTCACCCTTCTCGAACTTCTCATTCAGCGCCACCAGAGTGTTAGTCCAATCCTCGAACGTGTTTACGTTGTCGATCTGGATGATGTCAATCTTCGACAGATCCTTCACGATCTCCAGTTTGGACATTGCGTTAACAAATGTCCTGTCCACATCAAGGATCAGCGTTCGTCCTTTGCTCTGCTCCGCGATGATTCCCAGCGCAGTGGACTTCCCCACTCCTGGTGCGCAGTAGAACAAAGCAGTCATTGGTCTTTCCTTGTTCATCATTGTAGCAAGGCTGATTGTTTCTCCCATTTGTTACTCCCTTCTTTCGAACCCGATGTATGTCTCATCAGGATCATAGTGCTGGCAGATCGGTGCATATTCGCACATTCTGCCCCAGTGATTGCAGTAGCTCGTGTTCCTGTAGAACAGCTTGCATCCATCCATCTCGTCTACAGTCATCGCAAGCATTTCCCTGAATTCGCGCAGTTGCTTCCACGGGATCTCGATCACTGCCATCGCGATCTTGCTGTCCGTGTCCTCGTCATACCAAGCCTCGCATCTTGCGGCGAACTCCTCGTCAGTCTCCTTCTGCTTCTGCCTGATCGTAGGCTTCCTGCACACAGTGTAGTACGCCTTGTTCGTGTCATATGCCAGCATGTATGTCATCAGTTGCTCATCCATGCTACGCATGTACCAGTATTCTTCGTTGATCTCGCCGCTTGTTGTCTTGTGCTCGATCAGTGCGCCATCCTTGTTCAGAGCGTCCACCCTGCCGACAATGTTGTCACCCATCTGCGTATGGAAGTTGAACCACTCCTCTACAGCCACAGGATTCAGCTTCGGCAGGATGTACTTCTGAAACGCCTTCGCCATTGCGGTTGTCTTAGGATCATCGTGTTCGAACGGCTCTCCGTGCAATAGATGCTCTATCTTGTTATGATAGCTCGTGCCAACCTCAAGTGCCTCAGCCTTCTGCACAGGCGTTACCCCGTAAATGTACCTCAGCTCATACATCCGCCTGCAGGACTTGTATGTCTGGATCGCGGTATTACTGCAGTTCATCGAGTAATCCCTTCAACTTGTTTTTGAGTTCTTCCAGCTCGTTGATGTCCTTACCCATGTCCTCGCGTGCCTTCTTCGCAAGCTCTGTAATGTGCGTGTCATCGATTCCGCTTTCAAGCGCCAGCTTGATCAGCATGTTGCCCTCAGAGTTATCGGTCAGCATCTTAACAAAGTGCTTTGCCGCCTCTTCGTTCTCTTCCTTGATGCCCTCAACGATCGCCTTACAGATCACACAGAGATCTGCGGCAAGAGTGCCGAGTTCACCCCGAAGTTCCAGTACCGATACGTGTCCATTGTTTTCTTTTACGTTGATCATTTTTGTTCCTCCCTTAAGATCATGTCAAGCTTTGCTTGTGTTTTTACCTGAACGAAATATCGTTCACGAGTTTCGATGTGATTGATCGTTGCGCGGCTCAAGCCGCAAAGTTTTGCCATCTCGTCCTGAGTGATTTTGTGCTTTCTTCGGTACTCAACCACTCGCTCCTTATATTCATTCACATTTTCTACCCTCCTTTCTGTAGTGTAGGATGTATGATAATGATGCATTTTCCCTTATTTGTATATTTTGAAAAAGTTATGAAAAGAATAAATAAGGGAAAATGCAGGATCTATGCTACATCAGAAGTCGCACTCGGTCAGGATCGGCTGGACTCCTCCTTCCTTCAGGAAGGCGCACTTGATGTAATTTCGGATGTGCTCCACATCCTGATCTGTGAGATCCGTTTCGTTGCCATCGCTATCATGATTCGCAAAGACGAGTGTGCCGACAAGCATTACGTGCTTTTCACTATTGATTGCGCTAACATAGATCTCGTCCTCAGGCTTCAGGAATCCCTCGTCATCAACGATGATGTCAAAGTACCTTCCGCCGATCTGCCTGCTCACGATGTCGATTGTGTTGCATCGTATCGCGGAGTAGTAATCCTGCAGGCAGTTGCAGTCCTTTTCGTATACCTTGCAGTCATCTACATCCAGAACCAGCATTCGTGCCATCACAGTTCTCCTTTCTTCACACCATCGGTCAGCGCAGAACCGAGTCTGACCAGCAGATCAAGTGCTTTCTTCGCATCACCAGCGCGTGTCACAAGGATCGCGCCGAGTGCGCCGAGGAATACCCCGTCATCCATGTCCTCGGTAAGTTCGAGGAAAAAGCCAGCGGCATGCGCCGCCATGAGTTTCTGAGCCTTAAAGTCCTTTGCCATGTGTTGTTTCTCCTTCTCCCCGTAGCCAGATAGGTCAGCGTGTTTTCTTATTTTATCAGCCTCTGATGAACCCGCATCCAGTGATGCCCATCGGATAGGTTTCGTATTTGCCCTGATCCTTGTTATAAACCCGCGCCGCCCAGTGCTTCATTTCTGTATCCGCAAGACGAGTGAACTCGATGTTGAATTTTTCACCCAAGAAGGTGAATGTGATTCCATCATCGCTCACGCGCTTCATGCCGTTATAGCGTGTTTTGAGTTCGCCCTTGTAAAAACCAAAGCCGCAGTTCGCCAGCCATAAGGTCTGAGCTTCTTCACATGTGAGCTTTGCAAGTGTGCTGTTCTTGATCTCGTTGATATTGATGTTCATTGTGTGACCTCCTTAATGGGTTCTTCATCTTTTCTGGGTTCATTATACCATACGTGTAAACTATTGTCAAGCACTTTTTTACAAAAATTTACACAAAAAAAATGGAGGCAGGTTCGGCACCCCTGCCTCCTATCCCGTGGGGAGAAACAACTGTTAGATCATGACTGCTCTGATCTAACCCAAACATACCATGCATCTTTGTTGATGTCAAGACCTTACTTTGCGTATCACTGCGGCATAAAGCCTCGGCTCGATTACTTGCAATGTGGACATCAATTCGTCAACTATAGCCCACATTGTGTTTGCGTCCTTTCCTTCGATGAGTCCAGCAAACTCTGTGTCACTGTAATAACTCACAGTGTCTGGCTTGCCTGTATCGAACGAGTATTGTGGCACTTCCTCGATCACTGGATGATCCTTTTCGCCATACAGTTCACGCTGGATAGTGAGGAACGCCGCAAGCTTGATGCACGTACTCGCGTTTGGATTGCGAACGCCTTGACACTCGGCAATAGCCTCCTGCAAATCCTTTTCTGTTATCACAAGAGGCTACCTCCTTAACGCATTTCTTCCAGTTTAGTCATAAGACGCTCAGCGTCTTTCTTTGCCTCCGCAGGGAAATCACCCATCATCTCACCAAGAGTCCACATGAAGTCCTCCATGCCATCGGCACTGGAGTATCTGCCTCGGCTGTCTCTGCGTGCATTTCTGCCTCGCGCATATGACGCACGGCTCATGCCGCGATAACTCATGCCAGAAGTGCCTCCGCCGCGATTTTCTCTGCTCATCCTTCCGCTGTACATGTTTTCGTCCATGTCCGAAACGATGTTGCAAATATGGTCAATCGCGCTGGCAAGGTACTTGATGGTCTCGACATCGTCTTTGGAGTATTTCCCGTTCTCGGCGTAGTCACCAAGTTCCTTGATGAGCTTCTCCTTCAGTTCATACAGTTCTTCGTGCATGTCTGCCTCCTTCCTTAGCTTATGCGGTCAATAACAAGGTTACTGTTCTGCACCTCGATAATCGGCGCAGGAGTTACTGTCGGGTCAGATGTCGCAGGAACATTCTCTACAGACAAGCTGAAGCAACAGCCTCTCGGCACTTTGATGATCGCAGTGCTTGTAACATTTCCATACTCGTCTACTGCGGCAGGAGTGTAGATCGCCCTGCTCGTGGGACGAGGTTCGCCATTGACAGTGATCGCCACAGCAATCGGCGTTACTTCGCCGCCTTCTGGAATGGCGATGTTACCATTGTAAGTCACCCTGTATGTAGCAAAGCACGCAGTAGGGCAGTTCACAATGCCGCGCAGAATAAAAATCCCAGTCTCGTCTTCGTGGTAGACCCAGCCGCGATTACAAGGGATAGACGCAGTAAAGATGATCGGCGCATTCAGCGAGACTTCCTGCACCGCATTTGCGAGATATTCAGCCGCCATTGTCAAACCTCCTTACATCGCTCCGCCGCAACCGCATCCGCCATTGTTACACGTGAAGATCGGCTGGCGACCATACACAGGGACAGTACCCACAGGGCAAGAGTTCAGCCGCTCATACAGGGCGTCAACTTCCGCGACCTGACCAGCACGCAGAGCCGCCGTCTGCAGTTCCTGAGAAGCCTGACCGCGTGCGTACAGAAGTTCCTGACGAAGCTGAGCAATGGTATCGTTCTTCGCATCGATTTTGTCATTACAGAGCTGATCAAGGATGCGCTGAGTGCTTGCAGTCTGGCTTGCGATGATCTCGCGCACGCCGTCAGACAGCGCCGCACGATCAGCACAGTTCTCCGTAGCCACAGTGTACTTCAGGTCATTGGTAGCCGTCCGATTGTCACAGCAACACTGAGCAAGCTGAGCCTGCAGGGCGTTCATGCCAGCGGTCTGTGCGGTCTGCGCCGCAAAGCTTCTTTCCAGATCCGCGATAGTGCCTGCATACATCTGCTGGGTGATCGCGTTCTGTGCACCAGTAACCGCCGCCGTTGTGCCAGCAAACCCGTTGCACAGCTGTGTGGAAATGTCTCCGCAACAGCCGCAAAGCTGGGTAGCCAGACCCTGCACGCCGTTCTGGATGCCAGAAAGTCCACCCATGACAGCCGCCTGATCAAAGCCGCGCTGGACAGTTCCGCTGTTCACGCCATCGTTCATAATAATAGGCGCTCCGCCAAAGCCGTTACCAAAACCGCCGCCATTGCCGCCCCAGTTGCCAGACGCGAGTAAGATAAACAGCAGGATGATCCACCATCCGTTGCCATTATCCCAACCGCCGTTTCCGCCAGCATTTCCGCCGCCATACATAGGGTAGCCAAAAGCTCCAGCGGCAGGAGAAACGAGCATAGTTGTGTTCATTCCACCTTCATCGGTTAATGCCATTTTGTTCACTCCTTTGTGTTTTATTTCCCCAAACCGCCTGCGCACTGCGGCTTCGAGTTCACATCTTTCCGCTCAATATCCGCATCAGGGCGTTCGCCGTCTGGACAGCCTGATTGTACTGCGCCTGACTCACCCTTCCGCTATTCAGCATCTGCTGGATCTGCTGTTTCGGGTCTCCGTGGAAATTTTTCCTGAAAGCCTCTATTTGCCCCAATAAGCCATTTACTGGCGTTCCTTGCATATTTCCTTGCAGGAGATTAAAAAGCGGATTCTGAGCCATTCTGCGCCCCTTCCTGAGCGAGTTTGGATAAGAGATCATCCGTCCACTTCTTCAGCTCATCATGTGTGACATATTTGTCCTGAGCCGCCGCTGATGTCTGCGGTTCTCTCACTCGCTCCTTGTAGTCAAAGATCCTCAGCGGCATCGGCATACCACTGTTGTCAGTAGACTTGATGTAAAACGTACTGCTCTCTGCATCCATCAACAGGACACTTTGTCCTGCGCCTACAAGGTAAGACTTCGCTCCTGCTTCGCCTTGTACCCAGACGATTCCAACGTTGTTCTGCGTTGGCGTAACGCTTTGCGGAGCTGGCAACGCGTTGTAATACGTTGGATAATAACCATAGTTCGGCATTACTTTTTCCTCCAGACAAAAATAGGCGTTTCATCCCCAGAATCCCATGTGTCATGATAGTCCCCATCTTTGACACACAGCACATGCGTGCCTGTTCCAAGGATGAAAACGCCTTTGTTGTTTTGTTCAGCGAACTCGGCTACTGTGCAGAACGGGCAAGAACTGCTGACGATATCACGCTCATAGCCAAGGTCATAGAGGCATCGACCCCACACATCGTTGCTTGACGGCATATCGCAGAGCATGAACCCGTATACTGCCAACAGCAGGTAAACATAGTCCCACGGAGTGTCTGTCGCTACAGAGATCGCCCTGATAGTGCAATCTCCTACTCGCTTGTGGTCTGGATTCCTGTTGTCAAAAACAAAAGCCATGTTCTACCTCCTGAACATGGCTTAAGCGTAATCTGTATTCAATTGTTATTCAATGCGCCTGAGATGCTTCTTCGGTGCAACTTTCGTGCACATTATCAAGATCTATTGTGGGCGCATTTTTGATGTCCTGCAAAACCTCCTCGATTGAGTAAGACTTATGCCATTTGAGTCTGATCCTGATTAGCCGCTCCAGAGATGTTGCGTCTATGGGTCTTACCATTTCCCCTCCTGTCAAACCAAGCACAATAGTTATCAAGGCTCGTCTCTACATTGAACCCGTTGCACCAAACCTCGCCTTCTGCATTGAACCGCTCACAGTTCCTGCAGGCTACCTCCTCCGCTGATACTTTGCAAACATCAGCAATGTCCTCTCTTGTCACTTTTGTCTGATCCTCCTTTCAAGTAACCAATATACTGCCCGTGCCACCATCAGGAATGACTTCATTGTGGGCATGTTCTCAGGATGCTTTTCACACGCCTTTAACATATCCTGCAGTTGATCCAACATTTTCATTTCCTCGGTCATCGGCTTGTAGCTTCTTGCGCACTCACTCGATCCAGCGAAAGACGCGTAACTCATCGGTATTCCTATGAATTCGGAATGCCTTTCTACAAGGTCTTTTGTCAGTTCTGCCCTATAGCAATTTGCTGGACACTTCTTCTCATCATAGTCAGAGCAATGCGTAGCATCGTGATTCATTCAGCGCCTTTCCCTTCTTCGATCCGCTCAATCACATCGTCAGCGGTAAGCCAGCCTTCCACTGTATCACCTGTTTCTGGGCGGACTATAGTTCCCATGATTTCAAGCAACCCCCTGTCGCACCCATAACTTCCGTAATGACAAATGGCATCCCACAAATAGTTCCCGTCTTTGTCATGAACCACGATCTGATGTCTGTCTAAATGATTCCCATCTCCATCTTCGTCAATCCGACTAAACGGAATGTTTTTCAGCTTCAGATACGCCTCAAGCTTGTTCATTTCTGTTAGGTCTCTCATTTTTCAACTCTCCTTCCGAAGTCCGTTTCAAACCGAAAGTGTAACGTACCATCAGGGTCACGATCTGCCAACGGAAACACATTGTTATCGTTGCAATACCACTCAAGTACCTCCAGACATCTCTCCGCTGATTCCTTGTCAACCCCAATTTTTGCCGTTATCTCGACTTTAATCTCCGTTGCCTTGTTCATTCTTCGCTCCTTTCCCCATAACTGCAAAAGTCATCATCTGCAAAGTTGTAGCCTATTTCTTCGCCGCCCCTGCCTCTCAATCTAAAGCAGAACTTCTGCGGAGATAACACCTTGCCTTTTCGGTAATACTTGCAGTCCTTGCATCTCACCACAGGAACAGCGTAAATGGTCGGCAATCGCTTTACACCTTCGAAGATTGCTCTTGTCATGCCTTCGCACCAAAACGGGTCTGTTTCCATAATCAAGTCTTCAACCGCCTGTCTGCTGATTGAGTCATTCATTCTTCGCTCCTCTCCGCAGGGATAACAACTGGCGCGGCTTCGATTGCTTTCATCGCGTCCCCTATCGTTTCAGCAACCACTTTGCTGTCCCCTAAGTACATTGGCGATTCCTGTATGTACCAATCGGCAAAACCGCCAATCAACCTACTACGGTCAATCAAATCTCCGTGGTAAGGCAGTTCAACCGCTTCGTGTATTTCAGTAGGATAGCCTCCATAAATATACACCTCGCCTTTGCTGTCAATTCGAAAAATAACATCCTTGTCTTTCGGCATCTTTATACCCTTAATCAGTATGCTCATTCGTACACCTCCATCTTCGCGCCGTCCGCACAGAAGTAATCGTCCTTCACAATGTCCTCACACCTTAGGCAATAATTCTCCTTGAGCTTCGTCACCACCTTCCACTTGCAGTCCTTGCATCTCACTACAGGAACGGCATCAATGGTCGGCAAACCCATAATCTTGTCATAAACTTTACAAAGTTCCTTGCAAATCTCCTTGCTATCATCAAACATATCAAATAATTCTGCATAGGTTTCAAGAACTTCTGCCTTACTTGTCAAATCACTCATTCTTCGCTCCTGTTCCGCTTCTTCTCCCATTGCTTTCTCACCGCCTTGCAGAAATCAATGTGTTCGCATCCGTGTGTCTTGATTGTCTTTTCCTCAAAGAAATCGTCCACATATAGCGTTTCCGTAACAAGCGATAAGTATGGGCAGTCGAGGCATTCGTCTTCCAACTCAATCACAAGTTCTTTCATCCTCGCTCATCTCCGTGTATTTTATTCTTTGTGCTTCCGCTCTCCTGTTCCACGCCTTCCGCGCCGCGTCCTTCGTGAAAAACCACACGCTCTGTTCCACGCATCCGTGAGAACAAGATACTTTCCACATCCCTTTTGGCTGATGAACGATATACCCCGAATAATTTCCACAGAACGGGCAGGGTTTAAGCCTCTCCATCTTCGCTCCTTTCCGCAGGAATGACAACAGGCGCAAGTTCTGTTAGTTGTACCGCATCATTCCATCTCGGCGGTCGCATAAAATCGCTGTTGTTACTCGGTTTAACCTCTTCCGCATACCTTGCCATCAGCGCATCCCTGTCTATTAGGTTTTCGTGGTCTTGCACTGGAATTATATCCTCTGGCGGAATAAAAATAATCCGTTTCCCCCCACATCAAAGCGCCGTTTTCGGCAAGATCGTCTTTTGTTATGTTTTTGATGTAAACTCCCATCAGCCTCTCCTTCCTGCTAACAGTTGCTTCACTTCTTTTGGCGAATAGTAATTACTACAAAACAAGGCGTACTTCTTCTGCACTCTTCTCTTTTTCGAGAGCCACCATCTATAGTTTCTCATTTCAGTTATCTCCGTCCACATAGTAATGCGCACACAAGGCTGATCAGCATGCATGCCGCCGCGAAAAAGTAAAGCTTGCTGTTCCCAGTCTGGAACGCTGTCTCGGCAAGAATTACGCAAGCAAGCATGCTCAGTACAGCCACATATAAAAACAAAACGTGTTTCATAAAACCTCCTTGACGGTCTTTCCGCCTACCGACAGGGGTTACGAATTAGTCTGCCGCTACGAGGTCGACATCAAGATCGAGATCATCAAATACGCCTGCGGTTTCGTCAAACACATTGACCTTCCTGTAGCCAAGATCTTCCAGCATTTCAAGCGCATTCTGCTTGTAACCGAGCCTAACATCAAGGCAGACATATACGCCGTTTTTCCGACTTTCCTGAAGTTCGATTCGGTAGGCAAAGTTCCATGTCATCTGATACCGCCACAGCTCGTAAAAGCTGTTGCGCCATTTGTTCGTATCGCCGCCGTCAAAATCCTTCAGGCAAGCGATCATCCTGAGCGCCTTTCGTTTTTCCATCTTCATGTGTTGTTGTTCCTCCCTGATAATTTTATTCATACTTCGCAGACTCTGTCAATCCAGATAGTCGCGTTTGCATGCCCAAGATAAAGCAGAACTTCATCTTCAACGTTGATGTATTCATCGTTTGCTTCAAGGATCTGATAACCATATTCCTGAAGGTCCTCGATCATCTCATCGAACCTTGTCCAGAAGTTCCCAGCCATATTTTCTTCAAACCATTGTTTCATTTTCGTGACCTCCTTGATGGGTTCTTTTTGTTCTATCTGTGCTCATTATAGCATACGGGAACCTCCTTGTCAACACTTTGTTTTCAAAAATTTACAAAAAGAGGGTGAACAATATGCTCACCCTCTCAGATCTTCGCAAAGAGCCGCTCTTCGCACTTGTATACGATTGTTTTAACTTGCCGCACAGACAGGTCAAACTCTTCTGCAAGACGCTCGTATGTGATTCCATCAAACAGCCTGCGGCGCAGGATAGCCCTGTTTCTCTCGGCATTTCTGCCGATGATCCACTCGTCTATCGCTTCGTCTATCGCCTTTCGTGATAGATCACTTCCGAGCCTTCCTGCGCCGTACACGTCTTACATTCCCGCCCTTCGCTTTACTTCTTGTCCTCGTTCTCCTCGAAACTATAATCCTCGCCATTGCTTATGTCTCCGTCATGACCGATGTAATTGGCATTACCTCGATCTCCAGCATCAACAACGATGTCACTGCTTTCGTAGTCATACTGCATCCACGCGTAAAGCCAGCCCAAATTGCTCAGGATCAGTGCCGCAACAAGGATTATCGTCAGGATGAAATTGCGCTTTTGTCGCCGCTCAGCTCTCGCCATTTCACTCTCGTACACAATGTACGGCACAGTCACATTTTTCTCGTCTACCATTTTTGTTGTTCCTCCTGTGGGTTTATGCATTGATCATAGCATACACAGGAAGGATAGTCAATTGTCACCAAGAAGCTTCTGTCACATCTTTTCGGACATAAACAACAACAATGTCGGCATCAATCTTTCCGCCAGATCCCGATGCCCTGTAAAAGTTTACCGCGATCCGGTCTTCATCGCCCCAGCCAAAAAACGGAACAACCTGCGCAAGCGCGGAATTGCTAACATATGCAAGCCGTACATCAATAGGGCGATACCCTGTTTTAGCAACAGACTGCGCCCGCTGAAGAGCTCGCGTACCGGGAGTACCTGAATTGATCGTGATGTTCCTGAACGGGATCTTACGGAAATAGAACATCGCATCGCTGATAACGGGATCAGAATCTAAGGCAACCGCAGTATGACCAGTTTTCCACAAGATGTCACCTCTCTGTATGCCCTTGCCGTTACTCAACATCTCCTTGTCAGTCAGTTTTACAAAGGCGTTTGTGGACATCAAGATTTCATCTTCTTTCCACGTTGTCATCGTGCGTAGCCGTTCATCCTTGATTCCTGAGAAATATACGCAGACACCGACTTTAGCCGCGCAGTCCGTGTTGACGAGGGTGTCAATGTCCATCGGGTCGGTTGTCCCTTTCGCTTTCATCGCATCAAACAACTGCGTGTTGCCCGACCAAGAGTAGCCGATATAGTTGCCGTTCGCAACCGCCCTATAAGCAATCGTAGCGATGCGCTCGGCAACCTCTCCGTCAACGGCTCTGTAAACAGCCTCCCATCCGCCGTACCAATCGACAATGTTGAGTTCTCCGTCAAGATTCCCTTCGGGCTTCGTACGGCTTGCGCCCGTCCTCCGCTGATTCGGTGCCTTGCCGTATTTCGTGCGATTCTCCGAGGACGAAGCCTGTGCAATGCGAATCATTTTTCGTCTTCCATCCCTTCATGCAGTTCGGCGGTCTTGTTGTAGTTTAATGTGCTTATGCCGATGCAGGCACCGATGAATAATCCGAGCGCAAAGCAGGTGGTCTTCACTTCTTCGATGTAAGGTAGTCCCCACGCCGCGCCAATTGTTGCGTAGAACGTGCCGAAGGCGTTCAGGAAAATCAGCGAAAACCATTTCAGGAAATCGTACGCTTTGTTTGATAGTTTCATATTTTCCTCCTTATTTCTTTTCAACGACATCAAGCCGTCTGTTAACACGCTTTAATTCCGCCTCGTGAATCGCTACAGTTTCTTCGCACTTGTACATTCTTTCCACAAGGGAATTGTGCTTTTTAACCTCCTGCCGGAGTTCTTCGATCCGTTCATTCTGAACCGCATTGCTACGGCTGTTCGAATACAGAACCCCTGCGAAAGCGAAAGCACCAGTGATTATCGCGACAATGATTGATTCGGTCATTTTTCCGCCTCCTCTTTGGCAAGAGATTCATAGTACGCTCTCCGTTCGGCTTCCAGCTGTTGCTGTGCCACATTTGCGGCTTCAGCGGTAACGCCTTTCAACACCTCAAGGGCAACAAACGCAGGCAATTCCGCCTCATTCACCGCTTTCACAATTGCCTGTAAAAACTCTTCCCTCTTAACACTTAAAGGCTTTTCCATAATTACTTCTCCTTTTCTTCCTCGGTTTTAATGGCTTCAATCGCCTCCCTCGCTTCCGCTCTTGCGGCAAGCAGTTCGGTGTTGTCTGCGCTTCTCTTTGCCGTGCCAAGCAACTGTTCTTCTATCGCACGGAGCGTGTCTCGATCGGACTGAATGATGAATGTTTCGTACCAGTCCATCTCACCGAAAGGGTATTCCTCAATCGGCGGCAGATGGTATTTCTCTGCTAATTCTTTGGTAATCATCTCGTTCTCCTTTACGATGCCGCCGTTCCCATCGCGTAGATTTCCACGCCGAAGGAAGCGTTTCCGCTGACAGGTCGGTATGCTCTATAACCGCCACATTTCGTTGCGGTCTGCTGATGGTCGGATGACATCAAACTCACCCACGCCGACCCAGAAAGCGGAGTTGCCACCTCATAAGGTGCGCCCGAAAATGCAACGGGGTAGTCTATATAACCGACTTCAGGACTATAGTAACCTGTCCCCCACGCGGAGAAGGACTTCGAAGCAATCGCAATCGTTCCCCAACACTCAAGCCATCCGCTTGCCCACTTCCTGTAACGCCACACACCCGATGAGCCGTGCGCGATTACGCGGTCGGTGGTGTTCTTCGTAGTTAAGATGGAATACGATTGTGCGCCACCCGATGTGTCTGCATATTCAAGCTCGTATTTCAGATAGTAATTACGACCGTTGTTATATGCGCTGTCGGTTGTGTTGACAAAATAAAGATGATTGCTCAACGTGCCAATAGACCAATCGGATGAGTAACCCTTTACGCTTACAACGGGATGATACCTGTTCATATCGGCTGGCTGAACCTTGCTTATAAGGGACGCATAATACCTTCCAGTGTTCCAACTTGAGTCACCCGATGAACGGATTTTTACTTGTTCTGCGCCGCTTGATGACAACACAAACATATTTGCGTTTGTGCCGTCAAAGCGCAGACGCGCTTGACCCGATGCGTTGTAGAAGCTCAGCCCGTCAACCGTTTCGCGCACACGCTCTACTTCGCTTGTGTCATACAGGCGTAGACTGCCGCCTGTTGTGTACGCCGATGCGGAAAGTTGCACAGTCTGTTTTTCGGCAGAATTGTACAAAAAGACATCACCATACTCAAGGTACGTGCGCTTCTTTCCGTTCGAATCGTACTGCCAAAACTTTCCCTCGCTATTGAGATGCGTTCTATCTACGTTTGCCGCATCATATAAGTGGATGTCTCCGTATTCAAGATAAGTGCGGAGTTTTTCGTTCTGGTCGTACTGTTGCAGTTTTCCCGTTCCTGTTAATGCTTGCCGCTTTACTCCGTTTTCGTCATACGCAACAACGCCGCCTTGGTGAACTAAAAGCCGCAACGTGTTTGAAGAATTTTCAACGTAATCGTCATAGTAAAATTGACCGCTTGCTTGGAGTATTACTGCTTTCTCAAGGTCTGTGTTCCAAACACGATACTCAAGCGGAGAAAACGCATTTTTCCATTCGTTGTTTTGGAACTTGATGACATCGTAGGTCTCGCTTGCCGTTGTGATATTTATTGACCCATCTGTAATATCAAATGCGCCCGTTACCATATTCCAGCTGTTCTTCCCTGCCGCATCAGCAAGCACGCCAATCTTTGCAAGAGCGGCATTAAGCGTCCCAGCTGTAATAAAATCCGCGATGAAGTTCGAATCAATCGTCCAAGCCGTGGAGAACGGTCCCGAATAGCCGCTCGTGGAAAAACCTATTCCGTTCTGATTAAGGCGAAGAACGTTTGTTGCTGTTGCCTTATCATCGGTGTCCATAATCAGGATCTGGAACGGCTTTCCGTTGGCATCTCTGTCAAGTACAACGTACCCACCATTCGCACCGGTAATCAGGTCAGTTGCATTTTCCACAGCCTCTGCAAGAGCAGACGGAAGATTCTGTTGTAATGTTTCTTTCATCTGCGCCGCAGTCGCGGAAACTGTATGCATGATCTGCTCAAGATCGCTTCGCACGCTCCCGATTTGCACAGATGTATATTTCTCCTGCAGGCAATCATATACAGTTTTTGCGATCCTCGCAGTAGCACTCACATCAAGCGGCTCGTAAAAGATGCTCACAGTATCGCCCAGATTTAGCGTTTCCAGTAACTGCAGATTTTCGTAGCCAGTGTACTGCGCCAAATGCTCAAACGATACCTTCAGGTTGACTTCAGGAACGCCAAGCCTGCTCTGCGCTACATAGCGTTGTGCCGCCGCTCTGAGATCTGCCTCAGTAGGCTGATCCTGAAAGCTTTCAGTAAAGTCTTTGACGATTGTTCTGCGGAAAGAATAGGCGTCCGCGTATTGCCCTTCTATAACAACTTCAGGGAGGCTGACAATCGTGCCATCCATTCCTTCCCAGTACGGAACAACTCCTGTGATAATTGATCCGAAATCTTCACTCTGTTCAATATCAGTTATATTTTTGCCATAACGTAGTTCAACTCCGCTATCGACTCCGCGCCTGCCCCACAGCTTGATGGCGTAGCCATCATATTCATACTCGCCGCCGTAAACATCAAGAATGGAGCCTTCCATTCCGCCGAGGACTTTCCCAAGGGATGCTGGCTTTGTCAATGAGAAGTTTGCGGTTACAGTCTTGTTCGTCCAGAAAGAAAACGGACTTGTTTCTGCAAGATGACTCGGCAAACTATTCAGCGTTTCAGTCAACGATCCAGCAGTAAATGGAGTGACAGGAATAAACGCCGTTCTTTGAGAGCCAACATGTCTGGCATATACTGTAACCAAGCCATTCATGGGTCTTGTGATTTTATAAATCTGATACGGCTGTGCTGACTTTCTATACTCTGGCTGTACGTATACAATCCTGTCATTTGCGAGATCTGCGTAGCGGATGCCAGTGCTGGGATAAATCATCGTCAGCTCATCTTTGCCATTTATAACCCGTGAAACAGACACAGAAACCGCGTCCGCAAGAGCGCCAAGCCCTTGCGTAGCAAACGCAGTTTCATTTGCTTCGTATAGAATCGGGATCATAATTTCCACCACCTTCCAGTGACTTCACAACGAGTTACGCCACCAGTCATTGAAAAAGTCGTATCGCCTGACGGCAAAACGGGAAAGCCCTGCGCCCCAAGAGCAACTTTGTTATTACAATTCACAACTCCATTGTAGCAGTTCATTGTTTCGCAGTCAATATCGATGTATCCATCAATTCCAGTGAGCGTAATAATTTGATTCCCAACAGTTACTGTTCCATCCCCAGATCCATATACTCGTATAAGTGGTCGACTTCCGAATGGGGTTGGATTTGTAATTGTTCTATTCGCAGTAGATCCATTCTTTGCCATTGAAACAACAGTTTCGCCACTCTTCAGGAATCTCTGCGGCTTGCAGTCAAAAACAATTTGCGCCTTGCCAGTCAAATTATACGCGGAAGTCTCAAAAGAAATCGTATCGGAGACCCTTGCCATCCTGAAATGATCAGGATGGTAGGTATCTTCCAGCCGAGCATACCCAATCACTGACAGAAGCCAGTTGCGAACCGCCATAGCTGTTTCGGCAAAGTTCTCCATCGCCACAACGTTATACGAGATCTCGCTATTCAAAAATCGCCCGTTGTCTCGCACTAAGTCTCCATTCCTGCCAGATATGGAAACCTTTGTTACATCCCTTTGGGGTGCTCCGAAAGTGTTCTGTCCACCGACATATAAGCCGATTGTCTCGCTCGACACTCCGTTAAAAGTGAATGAGTTTATCATGCAAACACCGCCTGTTCCTGCGTATAACCAAACGCAATTTTCTGCGACACGATTTCCGCAAGCTCTTCAACGTCCTGACCTTCCGATCCGTAGACATTGATTACGAGACCGCCTCTTCCTGCCGCTGTTCTGCTTGATCCGTTTACGCCAGCTGTGAAATCAAGGTCACCGTCTGTCGCACCAAACACATCATCAGCCATTTCCTCCGTTGCCTTAACCGCAACATCGGCATAATCCTCAATGCCTTTCGCAAGACCTTTATCAAGCATTTCACCTATGCCAGCAAACACCCTTGACGGGGAATGGATGCCGAAGAAGTTCTTGATACTCGATACGACACCGCCGAAGAAGCCAGAGATTTTTTCCCTGAGCCATTCTCCGACATTTGAAATGCCCTGCCACAGACCTGAAATAAGCTGTCCGCCCATCTGAAGCATCGTAGGAATCGCTTTGCCGATTCCTTCATAAAGCGACTTCATTATTGTCGCAAGTCCGCTTGCTAAAGCTCTCAGGATTTTCGGCATATTCTCAATCAAGGATGTGAACAGTTTAACACCAGCTTCAACAATTACTGGACCTGATTCAGTAAATGCATCAACAAGGCTGTCAATGATCTGCGGTATTGCGTCCACAATCGTATCGATAATGAAGGGCAGATTGTCCACCATAGCAGTAAACAGCTGTATCCCAGCGTCAATCAGCGCAGGCACAAGTTGCGTTATTGCATTAGTGATGCTCTTTACGATCTGCGGCACTGCTTTGACAATTGTATTGATGATCTGCGGAAGCGCAGTCACCAAAGAGGTCAGTAACATAACGCCTGTTTCAACAATCTTCGGCAGAAGATTCAGAATCGAATTCGTGATGTTGTCAATTATCACGGGGATCTTGTCCAGTAACCTCGGCAGTGCATCGATCATGCCGTTTGCAAGCGCCATGATGATCTGCATCGCCATGTCAATGAACACAGGCAGATTCTCTGTTATGAACGTGATAACATTGTCGATTACTTGCATGACCGTGTCGATCAAGATCGGCAAATTCTCAACAATACTACTCGCAATTGTTTTGAGTATAGCTAATGTTGCAGATACCAGTGCAAAAATCGTATCCGGGTTTGACAACATCAAGGCTATTTCCTGAATTGCAAGAGTAAGCGCCTCTAAAATTACAGGCAGATTTTCTATAAGGCTCTGCCCAAGCATCTGCAGTACGCTGATCCCAGATTCTACAAGCAGTGGCAGATTCTCCACAATGCCCTGAATGAGAGCGTTCAGGAGTTGCGCCCCTGCTTCGATCAGCATGGGTGCATTTTCCAACAGCATTCCAAGCCCTTCAGAAAGCGTTTCTCCGAACGCCTCCATAGCGCCAGACAAGCCGCCTTCCTTGAACGCGTTCGCAATGTTGCTAATCCCTTGAGTCCCGAACTGTACGAACTGTCTAATACCAGGAGTCAACTCATCGGATATCACAATCTGTGCGCCTTCCAGAGCGGACTTAAACAGTGTCACATCCCCAGCAAGGTTGTCTAACTGCGTCTCAGCCATTGCGCCAGCCGCGTCTTTGGAATCAACAATCGCAGATCCCAGCTCATTCCAGCGTTTCTTGCTCGTATTCAGCAGGGCATTGACAGCAGATATGTCCCTTGCGTTGAATAGCGCTGAAATGTAGTTGATTTTCTTTTCATCGCTCATTCCCTCAAACGCAGTATTCAGATCCCCGATAATGGCCTCAAAGTCTCGCATGCGCCCCTGCGCATCGAAAACTTTGAGACCCAGCGCCTCCATAGCGTCCGCGCCGTCCTCTGTGGGAGATGCAAGCTTCAGGATCATGTTTCGCAGATGCGTGCCTGCTTCAGATCCCTTTATGCCATTGTCTGCCAGCAAGCCCAAAACAGTATTCAGCCGATCCGTGCCGCCTGCCATGATGTTCGCTGTGCCACCAATTGTCAAGATTGCATCGCCTAACTGCGAGACAGAGGTATTGGATTTTGATGCCGTCTTTGCCATCTGGTCGACCATCGCCACAACATCGCTGGTCTCCAGCCCAAGAGCTGACTCCGCATCAGTAATCATATCCGATGCAGTTGCCAAATCCATGCCTCCTGCCGCCGCAAGGTTCAGTACATTCGGCAACATCTGCATGGACTTCTGTGCATCGTAGCCAGCAAGCGCCATATAGTTCAAAGCATCCGCCGCCTCAGTAGCGGAGAACGCCGTATTAGATCCCATATACTGCGCAAAGTCGCGCAGAGTACCCTCGAAGTGTCCGAACGATGTGTCTACAGATCCCACCTGACTCTGCATCTGCTCAGTAGTGAGACCCATCGTAGCCGCCACTTGTGACATGGATTTGTCAAACTCTTGTCCAACCTTAACAGATGCCGTAGCAAAAGCAGTGACAGCAGTAGTCGCGGCGGTCAACGCCGTCTTTGCCGCGCCAAGAGCCGCCTCAAAGCCAGACGAGTCCAACGATATTTTTGCAAAAAGTTCAAATAGATTCACTCGCTATCACCTCCAAGCCTATCAAGTTTTTCGCTGATACTGCTTACTATCTCTTCTGCAGTACGTTTCTCTTCTGGCTTGAACAGATCCGCATAGCGGATATTTAGACCTCCCAATACCTTGAGTCCATCGGTCACATATACACGATACGCCCAGTCCCGTTCATATTGTTTGTAACGAGCCTGAGCGTATCGCATAAACGCATTTAGTTCTGATGGTCCTCGGTATTCTCCGATGCAGAGCCAGATGAGGTCGGGGTCTGACTCTGTAAGCCAAAAAGACTCATGAACTCCTTGTCTGCCGCCAGCTTTATGGTATCCATCAGGAGCGATGCCGCGTTGCACTCATACTCTTCAACTGGCGTTTCGCTGAGAATCGCAAAGATCTCCATGATGTCCTTCGGACTATCTTCCAGCACCTGTGACAGGAATTCTACAGCAGAGCCTTTCGGCTTCTTTCCCGCGTCTTTCATCTTCAGTACAATTCTTGAAATCGGGCTGAGGAGTTTTGCAACGATGATGACCCCTTCTTCATTCTTGAACTCTGACAACTGTTTCATACTCTATCCACCTTACGTAGTGCCAGTGGCTCCGCTGGGACCTTCAACGGAGTAGAATTCCATGGGCATGACAGACTGTGCCTCAATGGAGACGTGACCAGT